GCGTTAATGGAGAGTAGTTGCAATTTTGATAACTAAATTAAAATTGGTACGAATATTGAAAAGCGACTCTCTACAAGAGTTAGAAACTTTGATTAACCTGGAGATTGACGAACTTGAAGAGGCTGAATGGGAGCTTGAATCAATACAAACTATTCAAAATAATCGTTGTGAGTACATCGCAACTCTTGTTTTTTATGAGGTTGAAAAATGAATAAAAATATGTCTTATTATAATGAAATCACAATTAGCGGCATTGAACAATACAAAATATATTCGGATGACGGTAAAACAATAAAAGTTAGACCTAAATGGCGACCTATAGAAACAGCCCCTATAAAAGAAGAGATTCTAGTTTATGACAAAGGGGATATGTTTGTGGCTTATAGGGGGTCCGGAATTGATCCGAGTGAATGGAGAATTACATGTACTTGCGAATATACCGGAAAGTGGGATCCAATAGAACCCACACATTGGATGTCATTACCCAAGGGCCCCGATGAAACTCCTTAGCCGCTGGATGCTTCCAGTCGAAACAGTCAGCGAAGGCAACTGCACAGAGCATTGGACCAAGAAAGCGAAGCGCCACAAGTCTCACGACAAGTGGTTGCTTTTTGCATTTAGCAACGACAAAATAAAGTTGAATGACGATCCCATTAAGATTCGCTGGATTCGTGTTGCACCAAGAAAGCTTGACACGGGGGATAATTTACCCATGAGTTTCAAATACGCCCGGGATTACCTTTCCGGATTGTTGATTCCAGGAAAAGCTCGGGGGATGGCTGATTCGGACCCCCGCATCACATGGGAATACGACCAAATGACGCCCAAAGAAGCGAAGGAAAAGTTTCAGTTCCAATACCTTAGAGGGATAATCGTTGAGTTCTATGATTTGAGTTGCGAACAATCCCACACATGAGATATTGTTGTGATACAGGCCCACAAAACAACAGGATAAGGCATGCGAGAAAATGAAGATCTTGAGGCGAGTAAGAATATCGCTAAGTCGGCTATAATTGTATTAGCTGTTCCAGCGATTGCTATATTTTTATACTTTACCTTTTTGAACCCATATATCCATGTGTGGCAAGAAGGCATGTATGGACAGGCTGAGCTAGCCAGAGCGGAGTACAATAGGCAAATAGCAACGTTAGAAGCTATTGCTAAAAAAGAATCTTCCAAAGCTTTAGCCGAAGCAGAGGTTATTAGATCGGAAGGGGTAGCAAAATCAAACAAGATTATAGGGGACTCATTACAGAACAATGAGGGGTACTTAAGATATTTATATATCCAGCATTTATCTGATAGCAAAGATAAAACTATAGTATATATTCCGACCGAAGCGGGTCTTCCAATATTAGAAAGCTTGCGACTTAGATAAATGGCTCATAAGAAACCCGAAAAAGATAGGCTTGAGAAAGTAAACATCCGTCTGTCTCAAGAACATGTTAATCATCTTAAACGCCTATGCATAGACATGTCATACCGCGACAAGAAAACTGTTAACATAACCAAGCTTATCAGGGAAACGCTGCTACAAGCCTACCCCATCCCTAAAAACACTCAACTGGACATGTTCGGTGGAAAATGAGTGGGCCTATAACTTTCGGACGGATGTAATGATTAACGGGGATAGAGACTCTAAGTTAGCCAATGCGATTCTCGATCGAGTAATCAAGAGAGGGGAAGACCTTGGTAAGATTAGCGTTATGCTAGACATAACACTAGACCAGCTTGACGAATTTGGCTGCTCCTCAAAAGAAGAATTTATTGAACGGTTTAGCAATCTGGATGAATTAGACGCCCTGAATGATTTCCTAGGTAATTTATACAATGACCTCTACCTAATTCAGGAATTAGCAGACGGAGAAGACTAATGGAATGCCCTCAATGCAAAGCAGACAGAGAGCCAAAAGACTTCCTGCAGGGAAAAACTTTATGCTACAAGTGCATCTACCGAGAAAAGGTAAAGAGTCTGCCACGCACAAAAAAAGACAGATCATGCGCTCTATGCAACGAGATTGTTCCCAACAATCGATTGATCTACTGCTCGGACAAATGCAAAGACGAGGCAGACCGCAAGAGGTCCTATGAGAAGTATCATGCGAAGAAAGAAAGGATACTGATGGAGGGGTCGGATGAGTGAGATCCGACCAGACTATCCGGAGGAGGAATTTATGAAAAGTATCAGATTGTGGGATAGATGCAAATGCGAAAAATGTCAAAGATATGTCGAGTATCTTAAGAAGGAATGTAAAAAACGGTTCCCAAAAACTGAGGAGACTAAATGAGCTTTCCACCTATTCGCCGCCAAAGCGGCATGATTAACGTTAGAGACGCCCTTAAGACCGAAGCTAATCCGCTTGAAGCTTACAAAGACGCAAAATACCACAAGCCTTTTCATGGTGAGATCGTAAGTGGTTGGGATGGAGCTTCCTTTGTTCGTTGTAAGTACGACCACATTAAAAAGATATGGATCAGCCACGATGATAAGAGCATTTTGCAAGTGGAAATGTGGTCAACTGAGGTGAAGAAATGACTGAATGGAAAAACTGTGACTATGAATTACCGGAAACCAACACAAGAGCGCTAGGATTCTGTGTCAGTGGACCAGATGACTCTTATTGGTCTGGGATAGTAGATGTTTTCTTTCTCGCAGACGAAAGAGAATGGAGGAGATGCGAGAAAGCAAACAAACCTATTTCGTATTTTACGAAATCAGATGTTAAGGTTCTTTTTTGGAAGGAGTATCCGTCGGTTCCAGATATCGACGAAGAAATCATCGAAAAAAAAGTATCCAGACGGTGCAAAAGTGACACTTTTTAGGAGTAAGATTGAAAGGGAACGTTATGCACGAAAAGAATCGGACTCTTTTAATAGAGTGCTTTTAGATGTAATGATAAGAAGGCAGCCCATGATGAATGCTGTAGAGGAACTTTACGAAAAGGAATCCAGTGATGGCAGAAAGATACGATGGCAAGAAAAAAGAAGAGCTCTTTTGCAATGCAGCCTCTCTTTTCGGGGAAGCTATGCATCGAACTAAAGGAAACACTTCAGACGCGGGGGCGATATTTACCGTTGCCCTAGCCATGTGCATTGAAAACGTCAACGACGAAGAGGATGTGCGAGAGGTCTTAAACGTCGTAGGAAGAAACTGCCTACAGCTCTGGAAAGAATACCGTGATCTAAAGGTTAGATATAGGATGGGGGATTGATGGAGCTTGATGACGAAGACCTATGCAAATGGATACTACTAGCTAATCAGCAGAGCAATACACTGGAGAGCTCTACTATCCACAACGTCGAAAAAATGCTAAGCAGGATCGAAGAGGGTATGGAATTGAATCTAAATCAACACCGTACGCTTGTTGCTTTGTCGAATAGATTTGATCGGAATCTAAAATTTGGAAACAAAAGATAATTACAATGAGCTCGCTAAGCAGTAAATCAAGATTCCAACCAGATGTATGGAAAGAATACATATTCGCGCAGGCAATTTCCGAGAAAGACTTGGAGCAAGTATCAATCGAAGTGCAGTCAGTACAAAAACGCTTAAGAAAACTTAAGGCAGTGAGCGCCTTCCTCTGCTTGCAAGTCTCTAATGTAGACGCGCTAAATTGCTTCGTTTCCCGCATCATTCGCACTAAAACCGATTACGATGACATTGCAACCCTCATGATCAAAACCGAGAAGTTCGAGCGCTTTGACATTTGCATCAACACCAAAAACGATTTCAAAGTGCAAGAAATTGCCTGTAAAGTGCATAATTTAACCCAACACAGACGCAAGCTGTTGGTGGAATCGATGCGTAAATACACCGGGCCAGACGCTCACATTAAGCGCATCATTGCAATCCATAGAGCGCGCAACTTCGAGATTAGGAAAGTATGACAATAGCGGAAGAAATATTCAGACTAGACACCGAGATCCAAAAGCTTTCCAAAGCTCTTTGCGCTACGGGATTAATCGTGCAGCATCTCAAACATTCTCATGCTTACATTCCTGATCGCCATGCTTTTTGCCTCAGCGAATGTGAATCCGTTTTGCGCTGGACAGAGTCACAGATGCACGAGGAACTTGGCAAACGCCTGTCTGATGTGCTAGGTTGCCAGGTCATAGATGACGAGGTTATAGCGGCTTTCCTGCCTCAATATAAAGATCCAGATGAGCAGGTGATGGGTGAATAAACTCTACTGGCTTACAGCTGATCATATTGCAGATATAGAATGCCTACTAGAGAATGCTTCTGTCCTCTGCAGGGATGATGTTGTAATAGCGCATATCGAATCCGTCAGAGAAATTCTAGATGAGGCTAAATTGGGAATGGAGTTTCACGAGAAAAATGAATCCTCCTAAATGGTCCCTAAAAACCGTCAAGATCAAAGATCTCAAGCCCCATCCCAAGAATCCCCGCAGACTTACCAAAGACCAAGCTATGCACTTAGCAAACTCTCTGGCAGAGTGCGGGATAATTGATCGGCCTGTAGTCAATCAAGATATGCTAATCATAGGCGGACATCAACGCGTCAAACTTTTAAAGAAAGAAGGCCTCAAAGAAATCGAATGCATGCTCCCGGATCGATTGCTAGACGAAACAGAAGTAGAGCGAACCATGATCCGATTAAACCGCAATCACGGTGAGTTTGATTGGGACATGCTAGGCAATCTATTCGACCCTGCTGAGCTTGTGGGACTAGGATTCACTCCAAAAGAGATGGAGATATGCCTCGATGATGTAAATCCAGAGGACGAAGATAAGGGGCCCAAAGGAAAGAAAAAAAAGGAGTGCCCGAATTGTGGATGCCAATTCTGAAGAAGAAAAGTTAGCTCTATCTAAGCTAGAGATGTATTGCGATCAATACCCACATATCATGAAAGAGCTCTTAGATTATCTTGAAAAACAACCTAAACGAGAGATCGGCAGCATCCATAAAGATTCTTAATAACGCCCGGACGTAAAATGGAAGTTGATTTTTGTCAATCCATAAGCTATAACAAAATAAATACTATGGAGTTACATGGACAAGAAGATCAAGGGTCTAATCAAAGATACGGGTAAACTTCAGAAGAAAGAGAAGTCGTTATTGAAAGCCGATGTTAAGAGAGATAAGGCTTGTGATCTAGGCAAAATGATGATGAAAAAGAAGAAGTAATGTCATCTGAAGTTAAGGAAATAAAGCCTTCTGGGTCAAAATCAAGGTCAGGAGGGCGAGCAGAGATTACAATAGACTGGAAAGTGGTCGAAGACTTTCTCACTTCTGGAGCTACCGGCGCTCAAACTGCTGCATACATAGGTGTTTGCGACGAAACTCTCTATGATAGAGTTAAAAAAGAATTCGGTATCTCTTTTTCCGATTACTCCTCCAAATTCAAGTCACGTGGTGAAGGAATGCTGCATGTCGCTCAGTTTAAGAAGGCTATGAAATTAGACAATACCATGATGGTGTGGCTTGGTAAGAATAGATTAGGGCAAAGAGATACTCCTGTGGAGCTTGGCGTGACCAATGAAACCATGAAACACTTTGGAGATGTTCTAAATCAACTCAAGTCATTGCGATCTGAACCATCCACTCCCGCTTTAAAGATTGAAGACACTAACAGCAGCGCCGAAACAAAGTCATAGTGCGTTATAGGCGCATGCATAGCATGATCCGGTAACCTGTCATAGCTCTTAATCATTTCGTTAAGCATCTCTAAAAGCTCTTTTCTATTCGGTTTTGTTTGAATGTCAAGCGGCTTTACATCTGATGTTTCAGTCACCTTTACTGCTATCTCATTGCCCATGTCATCAATCCTCCTAAAGTTGTTCCAGTCCTTAGAGCCGCATTGGAGGGCAGCTCCTCCGCTCACAGATATCTCTCCGCACTTACATTCTACATAGTCTGTGGTGTGAAAGCTTTCGATAATTGATGAGCATAGTTTACATTTAGCGATGTTTTTCATGGGGTCCTTTAACAATGGTTGACATCCTTTAACAAGTGATGTAAGATGATAGCATACAAACAGGATGGTAAATATGCAATGGGAACATATCCTAGCATTGGTTATAGGTAACGGAGCATTGATTATACCACTATTCTTGTGGAATAGAGCGGAGTCTAGATCGGATATCCGGCATATGGATACACTTTTAAGGGCTATTCAGGAAGAGATAAAAGACTTTCACGGAAGGCTTTGCAAGATCGAATCAGAAAGGAAGGGGTAACTATGGGGTTTTTATATTTTATTTGGGACCATTTAGGCGAAATTGCTTCCGTAGTCTCTATAGTCGGCGCTAACTGGGCTGTAATTATGTGGTCACATAGAGGGTTACATGATGATATAATGGCTATGAAAGAGGATGCGAAAGCTACGAATCTACGGATAGATGCAACGGGAACAAGGATTGATAATCTATATAATGTCATGCTAGGCATGCTTAAGAAGGCGGAGTAAGATGACGTTAAGAGCACTATTAGAGCTTGTGCACGAGAAATGTGAAAGCTTCACTAACTCTATTTTGAATGCAGAACTATCATCGATAGGGATAGCCCTTGGATTAGCTTTGCTTTTATATCTTTTATTACGAGATAAAGATTCTGAAGCTGAAGAGGAGGTTTATCTATGACATTTATCATTATATTTGCAGTGCTGTTCATTCTTCTAACTGCGTGGGATCCTGCTGGCGTTCTAGAAGATTATCAAGGGCCTTAAGATTTTTAGAAGCTGCAGCTGAGTTTCCTGCTGAAGACTCTTTTAGAGTATTTAAATAGAACTTACGAAGTGCAGGACTCCTCATTACTCTATCGAGGACTTTATATCCTTGATATGCGCCTAGGCCGCCTAATGTTGCTGCTCCGGCAGCCGGGCTCATTGCTAGCATAGAACCAGCAGCAGAGACAGGAGCATAGGAAAACAATGCCATAGCCGCCTTGCTCTTAGGTGCGTAAGGAACTTTATCTTTCAAGAAGTTAGCAATCTTATTACTATTCTCATAAGCTGCCCAGGCTTCATTAGCATTCTGATGATTCTTTAGGAACTCCGGGTTGAAATTCTCTCCATATTGAGTTAGGGTCTTTATTACTTCAGATTTAACCTGATTTAGGTTGCGGATAGCGGATGGTTTTAATTTCTTCGGGAGCTCCAGATTGAAGCCGCCTAGCTCTTCAATGGTTTCGTTGATAGATGGTCGGTAAGCCGCCAGTCTTTTTACATCTATCTTTCCATTCTTTATTTCATTCTTTATCTCAGCAACTTTCTCAAGCGCTTTCTTTGTTGTAGCCCGTGATCCACCTGTGCTTAATGATTTTTCAAGAGTATTCAGTGACCTCTCAAGATCAGTTGCTTTTACGGAAACACCGTTAGGAAGAGATTGCTCGGCCTTTTGAAACAAAGAACCGGCATATTTTCTAGCTCCTCCAGATCTGTTTGACAATAGATCTAGAGCAATCATTGTGCCGACCTTTCCGTAAGCTTGATCTTTATCATCACCGCTCATGTACTTGATCCCTTCTTTTACGAGAGATCCAATTGCCGGTATTCCAATGTTCCTTGCAAAACTATAGTTCTTTGCTCCAGGCATGGCCATAGAAACTGCATCAGACACTAGCTGTCCAGTCTGCTCCTCGAACTCAGTCTTAGGCTTAGTGTAGCCTAGAGATTTTTCTTCACTAAACTTACGTAAATCTTGTGAGGTAGGAAGGATCTTTTGCTCTCCGCCAAATAAGCCAGTTACGAATGAGGCGATATCTCCAGGAGCACCGGCGGCAGCTTCTAAACCCCTAGAAGTTAATTGAGCGATAGAGCGCTCATATTCCTTCTCATCATCTTCTTCAGTCGAGAATTTCTGTGGATTAGATGTAGATTGGGTTGAGATCCTCTTCGATCCCTTTAGGAAAGATGGGATCTCTTTCTGGATAGTTTCTTGAGAAGAATCAATACGCCTAGCGCCTTTAAGGAAACTCGGAGTTACTGGGCTAGCCATCCTGCTTCCTCCGCATCTCCAACATGTCCATTAAGTATCTCAAACACTTCACCAGTTTCAGGGTTTTGCATTCTAGTGAAGCCTTTTGGTGCGCTGGATCCTGACTTAGAAGGCTTGTTCTTCTTCTTTATGTCGGTGATTGTGTCAATCATATCTTTTTTTCGCTGCTCAACGAAAGGCTTTAAAAGCTTGTATGAACGTGTATCAATATCGGGTTTAACGTATCCATATTTCTGACGATCTTTTTCGATAAGGTCGTCCATAATTTCCATGCGTTTCTTAGCCAAATCGACTTTAAATGACATTCCCTCTGCAACTATAAGATTAGCTTCGGGAGATCGTCCTAATTTAGGCAAAGCATCAGATAACTGCTGTTCTATCCACTGGTTCGGACGGCTGCCTGCTCTAGTTAAGTCGCTAAGGAAGAAGTCTTTAAGAGCTGTTTTTAGTTTAGCTCCTTCTGCTGTTCTTCCAGGCTCAAATCCTGCAACATCAGCTATATAATCCCGCCAACCCACATCAGGAGCAGCGTTCTTGATATCTTCAATAGCTTGCTCTTGGAAAGGGATATTCTTTCTAACTTGGCTGAGTTCTTGAATTACCGGCTTTATGATCTCAAAGTCTTCGTGACGCGTGAGTTTATTTTGAGCGAAATCCATTTTAGCCTGTTCTCGCTTCTCTCTCAAAGCCACATCCTTAGAATGCTGCAATGAACGACCGATGTTAGGGTCTACAGCTGAAGCCTGAGCAATTTGAGCATCTGTTATAGAAGACGCATCGAATCCTTGAGGAAGCATTCCCTGGCTTTGGCCTTGTTGTTGCATGCCTTGCGATTCGGCATCGGCTAACATATCTTGAGGGGATTGCTGTTGTCCAGGAGGCTGTCCACCAAAGATCTGACTTAAGAAATCTTGTTTTTGCTGGCCTTTCAATGCCAGCATACGCTCTTGCTGAGCTCCTTGAGTGGCCATTTCATAAGCCTTAGCGCGGACTTTTGGATCCTGTATGCCGCTCATATCAAGGCCAGTTAGCTTATGAATAGCCTCATTCTCTTGAGCCATCCTTCTAGAATCACTTGCATTTTTACGTGCAGTCTCTAATCCCTGTCCAAGACCAGCACCCAATGCATTTCCAAAATCTTCACCGAAAGATCTGCTTTTTAATACCTGAATCATGAGTTCTCCTAGAAAAATTTAGCACCCGTATATTCACCAAAACCACTACCAAAACCACTAGCAGCTCCAGTAGCCGCCTGTTGCCACCATGGCTTTGGTTTCTCAACAAGAGCATTTTCAAAGGGACGCTGTTGTAATAGATCTCCACTCATACCCATTAAATCTTTGATAGCTTGCTGTTGTAGACCCATACGATTTGCTTGAAGTTGTTGAGCAAAGTTAGATTGAGCGGCCGTTGCAGTGTTTTGGAAGCCACTGGACTTTCTTCCCCCCATACCCATTCCGCTGAATCTAGAAGCTAAACCACCTTGTAGTTCATTAAACTGCTTCATAGCAGGCGCTTCTACCTGGTTAAACATATCCTGATCACCACCTGCCAGCCTGGAAGTAAAACTCTCTGGCCCAACATTGCTAAAAAGCTGCTGGAAGAGCTGCATCTGCTCGGGAGTAAATTGCTGGATAGATGCTTTCTTGTAACCTGAAGGGATCTTTTCTTTCATGGGAGATCCTGTGCCTGCACCAAAACCCGTATTTCCTGTAAGTGAGCTCATAGACCTCCTAATTATTGTCCGATTGAATCCTATCCGATAGCCAAGTTAAAACCAACCTTCCCGATGTTACTGCAGGAGCTCCGGCGCCAGATAAAAGCACTATTTGTGTTGGTGAAACATAGAACGAAACTTGGCCTGCAATAGCCACATTGCTTCCGGGAACTAAACCATACCAGTTTGTTCCATCTGTATACTCTCCGAAGGTGAACGTAAACCCGTCGATACGTGTAAGATCTATATCATGATTTATAGCCGCTGTAGATGTAAATGTATAAACTTGCCGTAGAGTCTGTTGTCTTTTGTTTTGGGAAATGAACCAGCTCTCTCCAGTGATTGCGGGCTTTCTTGTAGGGAATATAGAGATGACTCGGTTGTTTACGGCAGAAGCCACGTCAACATACATCTTGTTAAGCTCTTGCGATAGCTCATCCGACTCAATCGGGAAGCTTCGTGATGTGCGAAGATAAGGCTGAGAATTAAGTACGTTTGCACTCATGATAGTAGTTGACTCGGAGAAACATCCAAAATAGCACCGTGTAATTCAATTTCAGCGAATTGATTACTGAAGTCAACATCTCGCATCTGTTCATCTGACATTGTGAACCCTAACTGAACTGTATCCCCAAGCAATGAAGTGTTCACTCGATGCCATATCTGGGATTGCTGTACACCCGTGACAGAGTTTAGGTTGATATTGGCTGGGGTTAGACCTAGATTAGTGCTTTCAGGGCATGTATACAAGACGGTGCTATAGATCAATCCATCGTTAATTGATTGAGTGTCAGGAAGTAAAGCGCCTGTGTTGTAAGCCGAGTCCGCGTTCTGGCTTAGGAATATCAGTATTTGTATCTGTCCTACATCAGTTGTGGTGAATAGGTATTGCTGAGGTCCTAGCCTGGTCTTTCTTCCCATTTCCCAAGCAGTAGGGAACTGTTTGGTTTGGATATAGGGCTTGTACATGCGCTTAATCTGACCACCACCAAGATAAGTTCCTGCTGTAAATGTGGGATCTAAGCGGAATGTGTTGGTTGTGGTGTTATAGACTTTGAAGATATTACCATTTACCTGCGCCCCAACGGTTCCTAAAGCGTCACTAATCACGATGAAATCACCGTCATTTAAGCAATGATTAGGAGAAGTGACTGTATTTCCACTAAAGCTTTGTATGTATAGAGAAACAGATTCGGCAGCCCCATCATCTCTAAAAAGGACATAGCCTTGCTGATTACCTGCAATCACTAGAGGTTGCTCTAGCGTGGAAGATCCTGAGTTCCAAGGTTCATTCCATGAACCCCAAGTAGGGAACGTGAACCCAACAGTTGACCAAATAAAACCTGAAGCTTTCTTGAAGGTTCCATAAGTGGTGTATGACTCGTAGAATAAGGCCCAAGAATCGTCACGATAGTTGTATTGAAGAGTTGCAGTTGGGAACTTATAACTTATAGTGTTTATCGGATAAGTAAAGTACATCCACTCATTAATGAAATCACGTTGAGCGGTATATCGTTCTGCTCCGTTTTGAGTAAGTGCGGCTTGGAATATTTCATCCGGTATTTCCAAATCGATTCTACGGGCATCTACTTGGCTTGTAATGATGTATCCGCGCGAGCCCCTAGTGATGACGCCCTTGTCCATGTTAATCGCAGAGAACGTGCTTCCTGAGCCTAATTCAGAGTTTATGAAGAAGAAGTTAAATGGGATGATGTCATTACCCGTATACACAACTCTAGTTTGTATGGTGGTAAAACCTACGATTAGCACGTCTTCATTGATAGACGATGTGGTTATTGGTTGCTGCAATCCGGCTGTAATGAAGCCCCCGAATCCGGTTTGATCTTCGAAGTAAGCACTTGCTGTTGCAGTCTGATTTTCAGGAAGAAGTATAGGCGTGAACACGGTATTCGGATTGGAAACCTCTCCAGTGAAAGAAGCTGTATAATACGGCGTTCCGTTCTGGCTATATACGATGGTGTCTTGAAGGTAGATCTGGCTTCCTGCGGCAGATGTTTGAACGACAGGACCTAAGAAAAGAAGTCTATCTTTGAAGTTTACGATCATCTTAGCGCCGGCTAAGTAGTATTGAGCGGGCGGAAGATCTGCAATGGAGTAGGCAAATTCAGATAAGGGAGGAGCAAAGTTAACCCAGCCATGTATTCCATTTAGCACTGGAGTAGTCAGATTTCCATTTGTGGGGTCTCCATCATAGAATCTTATGCAGTCTTTTGTTGCGTCGGAATTTTTAGTTAAGTATTGAGCGATTCCTCCAGAGGTATAAGCACCTGCGACAGTTGCATTTGGCAGTTCCACGGTTACAGTGTTAGGGTCAATAACCACTGTTACATATCCTGTTTGGAAGTTAATTCCTGTTATACCTTGGATTTCATTTAGGAAAACGAAATCACCAACTTCTAATCCATGATTCACGATAGTAAGATTTACTAATGCAGGGGGTCCTGCTGCGCCTATAGTTACTCCAGTAATAGGCTTATATTGCATGCCAACGTTTGTGGCAGAAAAAGGAACTTCCATTCCATTGGTAGCCCAAAGAGCACCCTGATAGTTTATTGTCCAAAATTGCTGATAGTCTTGCCCATTCCATGTAAATGAGGTTGTATTGGTTTTCCTCGTGTATCCCGGGAAAGAAGCCGTAGCTGGGTTCTTATAGAAAGTCACGTCATAAATGCTGTAAGGAGATGCGGGAATTATGTTGTAAGACCACCTGGTATCAAAAGCTAAAGTTCCTGGAATTTGAGTAACATTCAGATTCAGATCTTCGAGTCCCATCACAGGAAGAGTAGGGTAGTAGCTAAATGATGCTGTTACGGTATGACCAGCGCCACCCGTTATCGTGAAAGCACCAGTTGCATAGTTGATCGTACCAGACCCGCCTAGACTTCCGACTAAAATACCGTCAGATGCAGGATCAGTGTAGGTTTCAGGGCCGGTTGAATCGATTATTACTATGCTTCCGCGTACCAACGACATGTTCGGTGTCATGTCATCTAGATTGAATCCTACGCCCGAGCCATCACCAGTGAATAAATTGCCTGATCCACTTCCGTCTAAAGTTATAGTTTGTGAGGTTGTAGGTATCGTTGTAAAAGCGCCAGGGTTATAGGAGGGAGAGGTTGATAGGAAATAACGCTGTAGCCTACCTAGAATGGATGTCCCTCTCTTGCGCTTGACGCGTCCACGCCACTGATAAGCATTAATTAGAGTAGGAAATGAATCGTTATCTATAACGAAAGCTGTTCTATCTGATTTTAAACCTTTATTGAATGGTCCTATAACTAATTTTTGACCCATTTATAGCCCTATGCGAATACTATGCAAGATACAAAGACAGGGTCAATTGCTGAAACAGAATTAATATTCTGAATCAAAATGCTAAAGCTGGTTGTGCTAGGACCATACCCTGCGATAGGACTAAAATTGCTTACGATTTGACCTGGCAATTGCGTGAAGGCTTCTTGAGCTGAGATAGCTGTGTAATAATATTGGGTAGGTAATGCATTTGTAAAATTAATTGCATACAAACCGGCACCGCTTCTCGTGATGGAAGTAACATTGAATGAATTGTTTATAGTGATTAAGAATCCAGGACCTGCGCCAATTGAAAAATTAACAGCTGCTCTGGCTGATACACCACCAGAAGATGTTAACTGTGTTTCAACTCCCAAACCGGATTTATAGAACAATTGCTGATCGCCTGTAACCGTTTTAGTGTACGTTTGACCTATGCCGGCAATAGTTCCAGGAGCGGCAACTTGTGGCGGCTGGTGAATTACGTCGTGATATCCGCCTAGATTTTCATTAAAACCGATATGATCCACATCAATAAGACCATCAATAGAGTCCGTATTAGTTAGCATGTCAGGCTGGTCTACAGATGGGTTATTAGGGGCTGCTGGTATGCCAGTGTTATATTGAAAAAGACTCATGTAGAAACGCCTCCGTAGTAATTAGATCCAATGCCTTGAAAACCACCAGAACTATAAATGGTTTCTGTTCGTGTTGCTGTCCATTGCCGTTGACTTCTCTTCCATACTAAAAGTTCTTGCTCTTTAAAAAGAGGCTCATAAAATTGGAATTGTTCTATATCGCCAGTATCTGAAAGGATCTTCCTAGCAGCCCCTCGAGCAATATATTCACTCATGTATCCGAATGGCATAGCGGCCCCAGTGGAAAGAAAGGCCGCAGGAGTAAGATATGCATCTAATTCTACTAGGTAAGCCTTATCAGGAGGGGAACGAAGGGTCAGGACATTGTTATAGTACAGTATGGAACGAGGAAGACCCGTTTGGAATAGGTATACTTGAACGTTAATGTTGTTTCCTGAGGGAATTGCCACGGGGAAGGTTACATTTATCTCACCAGTAAGGTAATTAACGGTGTTTAATGTGGCAGAATATCCGCCGGATAAAGGTGTGTTCCCGTTAGGGGCTTTGCCTTCCACCATTAGAGCGCCGTAATTAACATCTCCAAATAGGAAGATACCGCTATCTTGAACAACAATATTTGAGCCATCCGCGCCAATTGTAGTAATATAGACTGCTGAATTAACGCTAGTCACAGGGATTATAGGTATTGTCAAGATGATATTTGGGCTGGTCAAGACTGGAGGATCGACGTTATTTCCTGTCTTGATTATACCCGTGATGTCTACATGTCCGCGTAGTATCCCTTGGAAAGGAGGATTCTGCGGGGTTGTAGAAGGGCCAAGGATGGGAACTTGAAGGTTATAGCTCGTCCCACCATTACCAATAGCCACAGCTTGGAAGTTCTGGACGACATTCGGATACCAGTTAAAGAATGCATTCTTTTGTGTTTGAAGGGGAACTTGAACGCCATTTACATAAGCAGGTGAAAGGAAACCTTGGTATACAGGGAAAGAGGCAATTGTGCTGGCAGTTGATGGAGATGTGTTCGGAGTTAAATTAAGTATCTGTGGGTCATACAAAGGCATATTGTATTGATCGACACCAGGTGTTGTTTGAAATGAATACTTCGTCTTCAAATCAAACACCTGCATGCGCGCGTCCATGTCCATCAGCCAGAATCGATTAATGTAATCTACGATTAGACTATCTGAAAGGGATGCGTTAGAAGGAGTCTTAACGATCCTTCTAACATAGGTGATTATATCCGTGAGCAGATTCATTTAAAGCTAGTAGCTCCCATAAAGATCGATTTTCTAGTAGAGACAGGCCTTGCGTCAAGGCGTTGAATGGTTGTGTCAACAGCCATTGAGCCATAGTATTGAGCCATATGATCACCACTTACAACAGATTGTGACATGGTTAAGCGATGATATGTTTTGCTCTTAATCTGTTCTGCAAGATAGCGGGGTCCCCATACAGGCTTATTTGTA